CCAGGTGGCACGAGGACGACCTGGCCGGCCGCCTCATGGCCTCGCCCGAGTTCAAGTTCTGGGAGCACCTCGACCTTCCGGCGATCTCGCGCGGGCCCGAGCTCGACGCGCTGGGCCGGCCGGAGGGGGCGTGCCTGTGGCCCGAGAAGTTCGACGAGCTGACCCTCGAGAGCATGAAGGCTCGCGTCGGCTCGCGCGTCTTCACCGCCCTCTACCAGCAGAACCCTACGCCGCCCGAGGGCGCGGCGATCCACCGCGCGTGGTGGCGGTGGTACGACGACGCCGACTGCCCGAAGCTCGACGCCTTCGACCAGATCATCCAGTCGTGGGATACCACGTTCAAGCAGACCGACTCCTCCGACTTCGTCGCCGGCGGCGTCATCGGGCGCATCGAGAACCGCTTCTACCTGCTCGACTGCCTCCACGAGCGGCTCAACGGGCCGAACACGCTCAAGGCGATCCACAAGATGGACGAGGAGTACCCCCAGGCGAAGTGGGCGGTCATCGAGGACTCGGCCTCCGGGTCGATGATCCTCGACATCCTGGAGCGAGAGCGCGGGCACGTCACTCGCGGGAAGACGAAGGGCCGCAGCAAGGAGGTCCGCCTGCACTGGGGCGTCAACTCCGTGGCGGCGATCGTGGAGCGCGGCCAGGTCTTCCTTCCGCGCGACCGGTCCTGGGCGAAGAAGCTGGTCGACGAGGCGGCCGCGTTCCCCCACGGGAGGCACGACGACCTGGTCGACATGCTGGTGCAGGGGATCGAGCACCTGATGCCGCGCGCGTGGGCCGCGGAGAACATGCTGGCCAGGGCCGCGCGGGAGGTCCTGCCGAAGGATCTCTGGGAGGCCATGAGCCGGGGCCTTCACGAGAAGATCCACAAGCGCCTGAAGGAGCTCAGGGCGCCGCAGGGGGGATCGGGGTTCCCGGGCCTGTGATACCCTCCCTTCTCGAGGAACGATGATGTTCAAGTGCCGGGGGTGCGCGGCCAAGGACGACGAGATCCGCCACCTCCTGGCGTTGCTCGACAAGGTGCAGGCCGCGGCCAGCCAGACCCAGGCGCGACTCGCCGAGATCGCGAGTCCTGGCGCCGAGCGGCGCAGGGTCGCCGAGCCGGTTCTCGGCGTTCCGTTCCGCACGCCCTCGCCCCCCGAGCTGGCCGCCAGCTTCCCAGGCTACGACCCGACCGCGGCGCGCGCCGGCTTCGAGGTCGTGGAGTCGACATGAGCGCCCCGCCGCAGCCGGCCAAGCCTCCCCCGAAGTGGCTGCGGATCCCGACCTTCAAGTCGTCCGACGGCGACGTCATCCAGTACATGCGGGACCACCTGTACGTCCACTCCCCCCGCAGGCGCTGGCAGACCCAACGCGCGGCCCTCAACCTCTGGATGTACCTCGGTCGCCAGTGGATCGAGGCCAAGGCTGAAGTGGCGCCGAGCGGGAGCTCCTACCTCTTCCGCGAGATCGTCCGCAACTCGACCGCCGCGTTCCCGCGCCCGGTGACGAACTACATCGCCCCGTCCGTGGACAACGAGATCGCGAGGCTGGCGCGCAAGGAGTACGCGCCTGACCCTACCGCCGGCAAGAACGAGCCGGAGTACATGGCCGCGGCGAGGCTCGCGAAGGACATCCTCCGGTTTGAGATGGGGCGCCGCCTCTGGGACGACAAGCGGGAGGCGGCGATCTTCAACTCGGTGGTCGAGGGGATCGTCGCCGTCCGGACCTGGTGGGACGAGAACGACACCGAGGTCACGCTCGTCGCCGCGCCGGATGCGGTGAAGTGCCCGACCTGCCAGAAGACCTTCGCCTCGGCGCGGGTGCCGCGGATCTTCGCGGAGAACGGCATCCCTACCGACCAGGGCTTCCAGCCCATGCAGCAGCGGGAGACCCTATCCGATCCGGAAGAGGATCAGGCCGAAGGCGGGCAGCTCGTTCGGATGGAGCACTGCCCCTTCTGCGAGCAGATGTCGGCCCTCGCGCCGTTCGAGATGAACGAGAGCGAGGCCGGCGGGCAGGACGCGTTCGGGCGCGACATGGGCCTCTATGTGCCTCGCGGCGAGGCCGGAATCGAGGTCCTCTCCATCCACGAATACTTCCCCGAAAACGCCGGCATCGGCGTCGAGCCCTACGACCAGAAGGTCTTCGGCCAGATCGTCGTGAGGCCGCTCGAATGGATCGGCGTGCGCTACCCGCAGCTCGACGATTCGCTCTCGAGGGAGGACCCCGGCCTCCTACTTCGCCACAACCCCCTCTACGCCGACTCCGTGCTTCACGGCCAGGGCACAGGATTCGGGCTTGGCTCCGGGTACGACGCCTACGACAACCACGCGCGCGTCCTCGAGCTCATCGTCAACCCCCAGCCGATCGAGGGGCTCGAGCAGGGCGTCCAGTTCGTGATGGTCAACGACAAGCTGATCCGCCGGCCGCTGTGCGTCGAGGTCAAGGCTGGCGATTCGACGAAGATGATCTCCCGCGTGAAGTATCACTTCGCGCGGTCGAAGCGGATCCCGAAGAACTACTACGCGCGCTCCTTCGTGGACGACCAGGTCCCCCTCAACAAGCGCCTCAATGAGATCGACGCGCAGGGGACCGACCTACGGATCCGCGGAATGCCGCACATGTGGGTTCCCCAGGGCACGGAGCTGTCGGTGAAGGAGGGCGTGGCCGGCTCCCTGACCGTCATCGAGTACGACTCGGCGGTGGGCGGCTGGAGCCCGCGCGACGGGCTCTTCCCGGGGATGCCGCTGACCGGATCGCCCTACGCGGAGGAGCGGGCCCAGATACTGCGCGACCTGCAGGCCCTCGGCGCCCCGCAGGACATCGAGCGCGGCCAGGCCCCCGGCTCCGTCAAAACCACGAGCGGGCTCATGCTCCTCAGCGAGGAGGCCTCGCGCCAGCGCGACTTCCGCGAGCGCTCCCTCATCCGAATGTACGAGTCGGTCTTCGAGCACTTCCTCGAGATGCAGTGGGGCTTCCGCAAGGAAGACGCCACCTACGAGATCCAGGCCGAGGGCGGGATCTGGGAGCAGGCGGAGTACACGGGCGTCGACCTACTCGGCGGGATCCGGGTGAAGATGGACGCCCGCGTCGGCTACGACCAGACGCTCTACAACAAGGAGGCTTCCGCGGAGGCCCTCCAGCTCGGCCTGTACAAGCTCGATACCCCGGACTCGGTCGATCGAATCCTCGACCTGATGAAGCTGCCGAAGGACGTCAACGAGAAGCAGACGCTTCAGATCAACCGGGCCGAGATGGTCTGGCGCAACTTCATCAAGCGCGGCGAGATCCCCACCGTCGACCACACGCTTCACGACCCGGCCCTCTGGTACGCGGTCCTTGGGAAGCGCTGGCAGACCGACGACGCCTACCTCCAGCAGCAGGACGCCGGGTGGCCGAAGCTCCTACCGCGCCTCGTGCTGTGGGAGCAGCGCATGTCGGAGATGGAGATGGCGGAGGCGCCCGCCAAGCAAATCTACGGTCGCTTCCCGCAGGAGCAGTGGCCGCAGATCCAGCAACAGGGCGAGCAGCTCGTCGCCCAGGCCGCGGCCGCATTCGAGCAGGTGAACGCGACCTATCAGGACGCGGCGGCCACGGTCCCCGCCGGCGAAGCGCCGCCCCTCGCTCCGCCGCAGCCTCCGCCCATGCAGCAGTTCCCTGTCCCGCCGCCGAACGGGTTCTTGCCGGACGCGCCCGAGCTGAAAATCTACACGGTCTGGCGCAGGATGCTCCCCGAGTTCGAGGCGGTCCTGGTGGCCGCGGGCGAAGCGGAGAAGCTCGCGCGGGTCATGGCGCCGCGGCCGGAGCTGAAGAAGGTCAAGACCCTCGACGGCCTGCTTCAGATGCGCGCGGTCATCGAGGCGTACCGGCTCATGGCCCAGCAGGCCGCCATGGGCGCCATGATGGGCTCCGCTGCGCCCCCGCCGCCCGGTGGGGCCGAGCCCCCCGCGCCGCCCCCGCCGGGAGCGTAGCCGGATGGCAACGGCAACCCAGGTCCAGCCTCTCGCCGATGTCGGGCGATGCCACATCTGCCAGGACCGCTTCGCCGAGATCAGCTACTGTGACCTCTGCGAGCACTGGTTCTGCGACGAGTGCCGAGAGCGTTGGTTCTGGCGCGGCGTCGAGTTCCTGAAGCAGCTCGTCGGCGGCCGGAACCCCGGCTGCTGCGGTCCAAGGAGGGTCCACTGACCCTCAAGGAGAGACGCAATGAGACGCCAATGAAGGGCCCTCACGGACTCGCGAGCGGCGCCAGGCGGCGCGCGCTCGA